TCCTGCTAGTTTGTGTTGGATTACTTACCGAAGTTGCACCATGTGCAATCTGAGTATTTATTAACTTGCAATCTGCATGAACTACACACTTTCATGCTGGGATTGGTAGACATAGCGTGTACCATGTCCCAACTTGTATGCAGATTCATAAGGTCAGACACATGGAATCTATCTGTGATAGAACTCCAGGAGTCTTTGAATCTGGTGTCGTCATTCCATTCACGCACTAGACCTGAAGCAATATCGTTTATATCAACTACAGACTTGCCTTGTAGTTGATTGCTTTTAGGCATTGGAATGAGTCCATAACCTGTGTTAACCATGCTAGGCATGGACTCAGGTTCTGAATCGAACTGTGGTTCTTCTATATAGACACTTTCAAGAACTTCTCCTTCAGCGTCGCGAGTTTCTACGCGAACGCCACGAGAAGTCTTGAATACACCCAACAATTCGGATTCGGATTGGTTTGTGTTGAGTAACATGTATTGCTCCTTTTCTTGTCTTACACCGAGTCTATCTCGGTACGCGAGCCATAGCCGATGATTTGAAAGACACGTCAGAAACGTGTCGTTTGTCATATTGACGAGGGATTGTGATGTTTAGCACATGCGAGCGAAGCGAGTACTCTAATGTGGTAAACATCATCAAGCCTGACATCAATTGACAATTCAAATATCGCGCTAGGCTCAAGCCGAACATCATGAAGTCGAGCAGTCGAGTATGGCGAGACTGCACACGACGAATGAAACACGGCGTAGTACCGAGAGAGAGAAAAAACAGACATCGAGACAGCGAGTGCTTTAGCACGAGCAAAATGTCTCGAAGAAGTTTTTTATATTTACGGACACCCGCCTGGAAGGCAACGCCCCCCACGCACATGAAATGCGTGGGACGGCGTCGCGATTTTTAGTGGTTTTGAACTTCTAAAGCCACTTGGAAATCAACAATGTTTCTAAAGGTACGAGGTGCCTTACCACTACCTTTTTCAACACGTTCCATAACAGGCTCAAACACGATTTCAGCGAAATCAACAACATGTTTGATATCACCCTTACTATTAGTAACAGGCTCAGCCAACCCATTATCAACCAATGCGCGAAGCGCATCAACAATAACAGGATTGTTAGTGGTCACATATTCGTAACCCATTTGTGTATACGGAGTACCATTCTTAGACCATTTTTGTGTTGAGCCATTAATAGAAATAGCCGCACGACCTGCACCTGGAAAAGAAATTGCACCCTTTACTGCTGTTGCACTGAATGCCATATATCCTCTTTCTGCTTTTAAGGGAACTTCCCTCTTGGCATGCAATGCAAGAGGGAGTTCTTAATCCCAAAGGCGAACGAATGCGAACACAGTGAGCGTATATGAGAGAGCCAGCAACAAGAGCACGCAAGTACGAACTCGTCATAATCTAGACTGATAAACGCCCACCGTAACCCAACAATAGCCTGACGAACAACCGAAGGTTGTGAGTATTGTTGGACGCCCTGGAAGCCCGACAGGGCTGGAGGACTGGCGTCCCGCGAAGACCCTGTCGAACGTTACGGATATGTAAAGCAGATTACAAAACCCGTAAGGGGCTGATGACGAAGTCATCGGACCCCAGGGTTTTTAATCTGCGGACTACCAGCATAATGAAAGTCAGGTTATGTTTTTTTGTTACAGTGGGGATATATGTACAGTTTGTATAACGTTTTGGTAACGTTTATAACTTTTTGGTTAAGTGTTGTCCGTTTTTGTATTTTGGACGGATTAGTATATAGTGAGGGGTCTTTTAGACCCCGAACCTGGTTTACTGTACGAGCCCCCTAAAGGGGCTCGTCCGTATAGTATTTGAGTTGTTACATTAGCGTATATTTAGTTGTTACAGGTTTAAAGTTTATTAATGCGGGGGCATGTATTTATGGCTAAACATAACAATAAATCGGGTGCCCAGAATCCTATGTTTAAGGATACTGAGGTTGCTAAGGATAGGGTGCTTTCTCTGGTTAGGGAGGGCATGGGGGTTAAGCAGGCTATTGGTGTTGTGGGTCGCCAGGAGGGCACCTTGCGCCAGTGGTTGTCTAGGGATGCTAAGTTTGCCTCTGCTTTAGAAGATGCCAGGCAAGAGGGTGCTACTAGGGATTTAAGTGGCGACAAGTTTTCTTTTGAGTTTTCTGAGTTTTCTAAAAATTTTTTGAACAGTCAGGTGTTTCCTCATCAGCAGAATTGGGTTGATGTTTTGGAGGGTCGCCCGCCTTCTTGGTTGCATCCGTCTATGACGTATGAGCCTTCTGATGATAAGACTCGTTTGTTAATTAATGTGCCCCCTGAGCATGCTAAGTCGACTACGATTACCGTTAATTATTCTACTTACAAGATTTGTATGGACCCTGACAATACTCGTATTATTGTTATTTCTAAAACCCTGACTAAGGCTCAGGAGTTTGTTTATTCTATTAAGCAACGTTTGACTCATCCTATGTGGGCTAAGATGCAGGCTACTTATGCTCCTCCTGGTGGGTGGCGTGAGGATGCTGATTCTTGGAAAGCCAACGCTATTACCCTTTCACGTAATTCTACTGAGAAGGACCCAACGGTTCAAGCCCTTGGTATTGGTGGGCAGGTGTATGGTGCCCGCGCTAACTTGATTATTCTTGATGATTGTGTGACTGGTGCTAATGCCCATGAGTGGGAGAAGCAACTTGAGTGGATTCAGAAAGAAGTTATTACTCGTCTAGATGATGAGGGTGTGCTTCTGGTGTTGGGTACACGTTTTGCTGCTAATGACCTTTATCGTGAAATTCGTAATCCTAAGCATTGGTCTAATGGTAGGTCTCCGTTTACTTATTTTGCTATGCCAGCAGTTTTAGAATTTGCTGAAGATACTAAAGATTGGGTTACTCTTTGGGATAAGACTGACCAAAAGTCTGGTTCTAAAGAACCTGATGCTGAAGGTTTATATACTAAGTGGGACGGTCCAGCCCTGTATCGTCGGCGCGGTGAGGTGACTCCTAGTACTTGGGCTTTGGTTTATCAACAACAAGACATTCAGGAAGATTCAATTTTCCGCCCTGTCCTTGTTCAAGGTTCTATTGATGGTAGACGCAAGGTTGGTACTTTAAAGTTTGGTGCCCCAGGTCATCCTTATGAGCGTGGTAACTATTACACCGTTATAGGTGTTGACCCTGCTATGACTGGTAACACTGCTGCTGTGTGTATTGCTTTTGATAGGGATACTCATGAGCGTTGGATTCTTGATGTGTGTAACATGGTTGACCCTAATCCTCAAAAAATTCGAAGTCTGTTTGAAGACTGGACTGTTAAGTATCAGCCTAACGAGTTGCGTATAGAAATTAACGCCCACCAAAAATCTTATGCTTTAGACACTGAACTTAACCAATGGCTTGGTTCTCGTGGTGTTCAGTTAAGACCCCATTTCACTGGTAAGAATAAGTGGGATGAATCTTTTGGTGTAGCATCTATGGCTGCTTTGTTTGGTACTGAACGTGATGGTAAGTTCCAAAAAGATAATCTTCTTAAACTTCCAAGTACTGAAGGTAATGAGCATGTTAAGGCTCTTATTGAGCAATTAATTACTTGGGACCCTAGTGCTAAAAAGTCTCAAAAAACTGATTGCGTTATGGCTTTATGGTTTGCCGAGATTCGTTTTAAAGAATTAATTCAACAATCAGGTTATATGCAGAATCATTCATATAATCGTTATGCAACTAAGAAAAACATTTCTCAACGTGGTGTTGTGAATTTAGATGAACTGGCTGCGGCGCAGCACAGTGAACAATATTTATAGGAGTTTGAATGGCACTTGATGTGCAACAAATTGCAGATAAGGTTGAGGCGTTAAAGCGTCGTAACCAAGGTCGCGATGTGCGTATGGCAAATGTTTTGTCTGTTCGTCGTGGCGAAATATCTAACGTTTATCCAGACTTTTTCCCTGAAGGTATGCCTTCACCAATGATTGCTAACTTCATCGATGTTGCAGCACGAGATTTAGCAGAAGTACTTGCCCCTCTCCCTAGTTTTAACTGTGCAACAGTTAACATAAATTCTGACCGCGCTAAGGCGCAGGCAGATAAACGCAGCATGATTGTAAATTTTTATGCTCAATCATCACGGCTGCAGACACAGATGTATACAGGGGCTGACTGGTTTCTTACATATGGCTTTTTGCCAATCGTCGTAGAATTAGATGTTAAAGATAATCAGCCCCGCATCCGTGTCGATAACCCTCTGGGTGCATACCCAGAGTTTGACCGTTTTGGTCGCGTAACTTCTTACGCACGTAGATATGTTAAAACTATTGCAGAGTTAATTGCAGAGTTCCCTGAATACGAAAATCAAATCATTGGACCTATGGGTCGTGATATGACTGATTTGTATTCGTTACTTGAAATGGTTCGTTACGAAGATGACGACCAAATTCTTTTGTATCTTCCTGAAAGAACTAATCTTGTTTTAAAACGCACACCTAACCCTCTTGGTGAAATCATGGTGCGTGTTGCACGTCGTGCAAGTATTGATGAAGAACCACGTGGACAGTTTGATGATGTTGTTTGGGTGCAACTTGCTCGTGCACGTTTTTCTTTACTAGCATTAGAAGCAGCAGAGAAATCTGTTCAGGCTCCGTTGGCATTGCCTAACGATGTTCAAGAATTAGCATTTGGTCCCGACGCAGTTTTGAGAAGTCAAAACCCTCAACTAATTAGAAGAGTCGGTTTAGATTTACCAAACGCAGCATTTACTGAACAGGCAGTGTTGCAACAGGAAATGCGTTTGGGCGCACGTTATCCAGAAGGTAGAACTGGCAACATTGATGCCAGCATCATTACTGGTCAAGGCGTCCAAGCGTTACTTGGTGCTTTTGATTCACAAATCAAAGCAAGCCAACAAATATTTACTCAAACATTTGAAGACGTATTAAGTCTATGTTTACGCATTGATGAAAAGATTTTTCCATTTGATAAGAACGTTCGCGGATACAATGATGGTTCACCTTATGAACTTAAATACAATCCAACTAGAGACATTAAAGGCGATTACACTGTAGAAGTTCGTTACGGTTTAATGGCAGGACTTGACCCATCTCGTGCATTAATCTTTTCACTACAAGCCCTAGGCGGGGACCTTGTATCTAAAGAATTTGTAATGAGTGAATTACCATGGTCTGTTAACGTAAGTAAAGAACAAGAACGCATTGACATACAAAAGATGCGTGATAATTTGAATCGTGCAGTTAACGCTGCTGCTGGTGCAATCCCTGAAATGATTGCTACAGGACAAGATGTTTCTGTTTTGTTAGGTAAATTTGCTGATATAATTGATAAACGCCGCAATGGTATTTCTATTGAAGATTCTGTTAAGCAAGCATTTGAACCTCAACAACCTACTCCAGCAGAGGCTGCCGCTCCTTCACAGCAGGTTGTAGCGCAACCGTCCCCTCCAAGCGCTCCCGCTGGTGGTCCTGCTGGAGCCCTACCTCCAGATTTAGCAGGAATTATGGGACAGTTAGCGGGATAAAATGGCAAAGCGTACACAATCTGATTACGTAAAAATGTTTCAAGATTCGTTAAATGGCTTTGTGCAAGACCTACACCCATTGGGTGGTATGGCAACAGCCGTCATAACAGTTGTTGAAATGATTAATTCTGAAGGAAAATATTTTTTGCACGTAATAGATGACGGTAAGTCTCCAAATTGGAAACTTAAAGGAATGCTAGACGCAGCACACATTCAACTAGATGATAAAGAATTTGATGAGGACGAAGATTAATGGCAATTAGAGAACAAGTATCAGGTCCTGGTAGTAATTCCAAAAGAACTGATTTAAATGTTTCTAGACAACCACAGCGTTATATGAGTGGTGGTTCATATGGTGAAGGTCAAGAACTTATGGGCCTTCAACAAGGTGCACCTATGTCTGCAGGTCCTAATCTTAGTGTAAACCCAATGGACGTTAGACGTTCAACTGTTGCACCAATTGTTCCTTTAACAGCACCAAGCCAAAGACCAAATGAACCTTTAACTGCTGGTTCAGATTTTGGTGCAGGTCCTGGAAGTGAAATATTAAACCTTCCACAAAACCAACAAAAAACTTTAATTAATGTTGTTGAAGAATTAATTCCACATGATTCTACTGGAGAAATTTCTGCTATTTATAACTATCTAGTTGATAGAGGTTTTTAATTGGCTAGTTCATGGAGTGATA